TACGAAGATACGGTTCAGGATCAGCAACAAACTCCTCCGCAACAAACTGTTGCGGCCGACCAAACAAATCGAAACCAAGATCCTGCAAAAAGTTTAGTCGTTGAGCAGCAGTATTCCCAGGAGCATACTGGGTGAGCGCATACAGTTGCATCAATTCTTCAGGACTCATCATCCACCCGCCTTCAACATGTCAGCCAAAATCAGCTGGTATGCAGCCTTCTGTGCCTCCAGCTGCGCTTGCTGGGCAGCACTAAGACCAGTCAACACGCCCTGCTGGCTCGTCAAATAGTCACCAGCCGACATACCCATAGGATTCATCTGCTCACCAGTCACACCGAACGCACCCAACGTCCGTCCAGCCCCCTGACCCAACGCCTGTTGAGCGGCAGCATACTGTGCAGCCATATCGGCAAGCTGCGTACCTGCACCACTGTACAGTTCACCGATACGGCCCTGAGAGGCCGTAGCGGCCTCAGTCATCGCCTTGATAGCCTCATTGATAGCAGCCCTGTTAGCGGCAGTATTCATACCGCCACCGCCACCACGACCACGGCCACCACCGCCGCCGCCACCGCCCAGCATTCCCGCTAAAGCAGTAAACGGATCATAACTTTGCTGTGTAGTCGGACCGAGCAAAGCGTTCGCATATGCCTCAGAAATATATTCGGCAGGCGGCTTGACAGTTGGAGCAGCAACACTGTATCGACGTTCATCCCCAAACGTGGTTACAGGACGCCTAGGGGCACCAGCACTATAGGACCGTTCATCCAAAATATCTCGCTTAGGTGGCGTAGGGATACGCTGCCGATACATCGGTGCCAACTGTGCAGCCGTAGGCCGCTTCGGCAAAGCCCCAGTAATATTTCTAGCATCATCTTCAATATTACGACGCTTACTCATCGCAACCTCCCCTGGGCACGATACATCTGTTCTTCTTCACCCAACGCACGCAACGCATTCTCCAATGCGGTGCGACGCAACACATCCTCCTGCGTCAACCCACCCAAAAACTGGGCTTCACCCACATCAATATCACCCATACGCTGACGGTAAGAACCAACATTCTGACCCAACTGTTCCCCAAACACACCAGACTTCACACCAGAACCCAACCTGCGTGCCCACTGGCCCGTAAACCTGGGGAACGCTTCACGGAAACCCTTCGTGGTTTCCTGACGTTGACGAGAAAAGCGTTGCTGACCCAACATGCGACCCTGTTGGGCAGCCAACGTGTCCGCAGAAAACCTGTTCTGCAAATCGGCACGACGTGTAGCAAAATCATATAAAGCCATTACATATAATCCTTTCTCGTCACCCCCGAGGACGCAAACCCAACACAGGCAACACAGACACAATGACCGACGGAACATCAGGCCGAGTTGGACTGGTCAGCCCTGTGAACGCAGCCATCTGAACATCCAAACTAGAAGAAAACCATTTCAACTCAGCATAATCCCCAGCTTCCACTTGAATCATATAATCCCAAGCAGCAACCAGTTTCGCAGACGAACCTTGCAAAGTGACCCTAGTGTTCGTAGACGGCACATCAACACCGTTCACAGCAATCCAAATATCGACATCGGCAGCAGAACCACTAGCCTTATTTAGCTGTGCAGAAAACGCTACATCATACACGCCCGCATATTTGAAACGTATCTCCGTCGAATTAGTGATCGACACACCCTTAGAAATCCAAGTGGCAGGCAACGCAACTGTTTGAGCAACCGTACTAGAACCATTCGCAATAGTTGCATCATTATAGAAAGCACCACAATACGGTAACAAAGTACGCCACAACGTGTTCAACTCACGTTGAACACTGTCACCAATATATCTAGGGTTAACACTAAACATTAATCAGTCCCCAACACGAATCACAGTGACAGTCGTATCAAACGTCGTAGACCCACCAGAAGCATTCTGAAACTGGATAGTAAATGTTTGACCAGCAGTAAAATAGATGCTGAACGAGCCATTCATATAGTCACCCTCAGCAACAGCCATCCGATACGTCATCGAAGGCGCAACCACACGACCATAACAACCAAACCCAGCAGTAAAACTATTACCAGCCGTCTTAGCCATATGAACAGTCACCGAATAGGTACCAGCCTCGGCAACCGTAAACGTTGAACCACCAGCAGTAAAGAAACTGTCCGTATCATAATTTTCGGTAGCGAACGTCAACGTGCTCGTCGTACTATTAGCCACCACCGTGCCAGAGTTAGAAGCACTGGCACGCATCGACCCAGACACCAACAGCCAATTAGACCCATCATAGACACGGACACGATTCTTATCGGTCTCAAAAATTAGTGCACCAGTAGCTGGTGCAGCAGGTCGTGCAGACGACAGGCAAGAAGTCAACTTGCCATCCACATACGCTTTACGAGCCAACTGGTTAGCCGACGTAGGATCACTGGCAGGCCCACTAGGAACACTAGTGAACGCCTTAGAACCATCCAAATGGACAGCGTTTGTGTTGATCCACGTCACAATGTCAGCAAAGTTTTGGTCCACATTATCTGCCACAGCAGGAGTACCAGCAACAAAATTGTATGTCACAGCAAGATTAGCAGCCATCTCAACCTCTCATCTATAAGATTTCGCATAGAACGGAATAGTCACACTGTCAACCCACCAGCGAGAAGCATGCTGCTTCATCTCGAAACGTAACTGGACAGCATTAGAACGACCCAACGACGGGATACGTTGAAACTCGTACACAGGATCACCAGTACCAGACCACAGGTCACCCCAGTCGCCACCAACCGAACCTGTACCATCATCCCACAACATGCCAGACCCCAGCGACGGTGAATCAATAACCAACGTCAACTGTTTCACAGCACCAGACTCAACAAAATCATAGTACACATCAATATTTAGCACGGCAGCATCATTACATGCTGCCGTAATATGTGGCCTAGACCACTTCTTACGCAACCCAGCATCCTTAGCAGTAAACCAAGCCATCTTATAGTATGCAGGAATCGGGATATCTGTACCAAGAAGCGTGTCAACCTCCTTAGTTTCATCACCCCAATCAAACAAACCACCAGTATTCAACAAGGTAAACGGCACCTCATTCGTAGCGCCACGATGCCAAAACATGCTAGTAGGAGCATAACTGAACTTTGTCCAAGCCCCAGACTCACCAACCACAGGATCATACACAAACATCACCCTGGTATTATCGGTTCTACGCAACGAAACCCACACCTGATTCTCAATCCACGCAACCCTGTTGGTGGTACATCCGTCAACCACAATACCTTCAGACACAACGTTGCTAATACGTTCACCGATAGGAACAATCCCACGACCGTTAAACGCATACACGTTACCGTCAACCGACCACCAATATGCTACACCAGCATTCGTAGTGACAGCCTGCTGACAGGAAACACCAGCAACCGACGACAAACGTTGCACCACAAACGTTTCACGTTCATAACCGTAGATGGCGAACACGCCACGCTTCTTAAACACCAACAACATTTCTTGGAACGGCACCAACGCAGTGATCTGATTTGACTCATCATCAGTTTCAATATCAAAATAGTCTGCTGTAGCAAAATCTTCAGGTTGCAACGGGTGCGACCAACGCACCCGAGAACGATGCCTGGTGCCAGACTCAACAGTGTCAGCCCACCACATGTGACCTGAATGATCGGCAATCAAACGTGCCAACGGCGCATTACCACCCGTCGGAGTTGTATAGTCATCATTCGCAGTGTTACCCAACGTGGTGAACGCTGTACCATTCCAATGACGCATCAACAACGCACCAGTGTTCAACCAGTTAGCAAAATACAGTTTGCTACCCCAAATAGCCGACGTAACCACACGAGTCATATCGGCAGGCGAACTAGTGGTGACCGTCGTAAACGTGGAACCATCCCACGTCCACAACTTGCCATCCTTATCAATACCCCACAACACCTCAGTACCAGCACTGAACTGGCCTCCAATGTAGCCACCATTCAACGTTGACTGGGTGCTAGCAGTCTTGAAACCCCGTCTAGAACTGAAACCGCCCCTAGCGTTGAACACGACATCCTGACAGTCAGGAGACTCATTCAACGCCAACGACTGGCGTTGCATCTTATTGTTAAGACCGCCAGTGAAATCGTTGAAATATTGTACCTGCAACTGTCCCTTAGCCATTACTCCAACATACCTCGCACCCAACGAGTGAAATCAGGATTCTTATAGTTCTGACCGCCCATCACATGATTACGGGCACCAAAATCCTTAAACGATTCGTTCCGAACAAACTTGTCAACCATCGCCTCATACTCACGTAGATACATGCCAGCCATCTGCAAATCCTCT